GTCGTTGATCAGCGACTTCTCCTCGGCCATCATCTTCTCATTGACCTGGATGTTGCCGGTGGGCAGGACATGCACCAGCGGCCGCCCCTCGCTCGACACGCCGCCCTTGTTGATGGCGCCGGGCCGGAGGTTCATGTCGACCACGCCATCGTCCGACACCAGCAGCACGGGATCGGCGGCGCGGTGGCCCTGCTTGAGGAAGGTGCGCTTCTCGGCGTTGAGCGTCTTGAGCGCGGGCAGCACCATCATGGCGGGCGAGCGCCCGTAGATCTCCCCCGGCGCCTGGTCGTAGCGCGGCGCGGCGATCGGGAACGAGCGGTAGCCGCCCTCCGGCTGCATCAGGCACTGGCCCTCGATCGACACATAGTACGAGGCATAGGGCAGTTGCCGGACGTCGAAGCGGTCGGGATCGTGATCGGCGCGCGGCTTGACGCAGTGCAAAAAGTTGTAGCGCCACTCGCTGCCCTGCTGCAGCGGAGCCTTCAGCCCCTCGGGCAGCGCATCGATGCCCCACTTCTGCACCGCCTGGTAGGCGGTGAGGCGAAACCAGCGAATGAAGCCGTCGACGATGCCCTGATGGTTCTCGCGCAGGAACAGTTCGCCCAGCGGAATCGCCTTATACCGAAGCCCCGTGATGTTCCCGTGCAGCCGGCTGTCGAGCTGGTCGATGAACATGCCGCCGGTGCCGAACGCGCCCAGCGACTGGTAATTGTTCTGGTTCTGGCTCGCGAAGTTGGCGAGCGGCGCATAGCGGTACTGGAACAGGATCTTGGTGGCCTGCTCGAACCACAGCCGCGTGGCGCGGTCCTTCATCACATAGTCGTCGTTCGCGGCGAGCTGGTGCCACGTCATGTTGCGCGGAGTGAGCAGCGAGTCGCAGATCGCGGCGAACCGGTGCAGCGCCATCATGCCGGAGGCGTCGACCTGCTGCTCGGTCTTCTTCTGCCCCGGAAAATTGTAGCTCTGGTAGTAGAACGTGTTCCGGTAGGCCGGCAGGATCAGCGCGGCGATCTCCTCCCACTGGGATGCGGTCGTGTTGCGCGCGAACTGCATCTGCGAGAACTCGCGCAGCACGTCGAGCACGATGTCTTGCTCGCGCTGGCCGATGAGGCGCGGCTTGCCCAGCGGGACGAGATCAGTGGACAAGACGGCGCGCTCCTGGGTCGCGGGGATCCATGGCGGGGTCGAGCCGGAAGTCAGCGACCACCCAGCGCTTCACGGCGGCGAAGAGCTCGATGCGCTCGGCGTCGGTGAGCTTCAGCCGGTCGGCCAGGCGCCGGAACGTGCCCTCCATGTGCCGAGTGCTGCGAAAAACCTCTTCATTCTTGGTGGTGCGGCCGTCACGGTCGACGACATCGGCCGCAATCTGCCCGCTGCGCATGATGCGCGCGGCGCTCGAGTAGAACGGCGGCTGGATGGAAACGAAACCGGGATAGACGACGCGGAGCAGCACCGGCATGCCGTCGTCGAAGTTGTGCGCCAGCACGGACAGGACGATGGCGTTCAGCCGCCCTTTGGTCCCGGCGAGCACGCGGGCTTGCCACGTTTCGCGAAGATCCTGGGCATGGCGCTCGAATGTGCCATCAAGAGAAAGCACGCATGCCTCCGAGGAGGTCCGCAATGGCCGAGCCTGCGCTGGCCGGGGTGAGCGCCTGCTGCTGCATGCGGGCGAGCCGCCTCCGGCGCTCTTCGTCGGTCTGGTCCGCGACCTGCTCGCGCAGCATATCTCCCAGGCCGAGATCGCTCGCGGCCGGGGAGAGGCCGAAGTTCTTCCTGCTCATGATCGGCACGGGCGTTTATCCCGTGGGGCGCGGGGCAGCGTCCTTGGCTTCCTCGGTCGCCTTCATCACATCGCGGTTGGCCGCCGCGAGACGTTCGGCAGCAGCGGAGAGCTGGCGCGCGAGAGAGGCCACTTCGTTGATGCTGGTCTGCTGCTCGGCGACGGCGAGGTGCGCGCGCTGCGAGGGATGGGCGCGCTGGTAGCGGGAGCCGGAGCCGCGCTGCCGGAGGTTGTCGTCGCCATAGACGTCTTCCTCGGCTTGGCGAAGTGCGTCGCGGTCGGCATCGGCGCCATCGACATCCTCGTCGGCGGCACGGTCGGCGCGGGCATCGATCGCCGCGGAGCGCCGCGCGTCGTTGTCGGGCGCGAGATCGGTCGGCTCGTCGGTCGGCGAGAGGTTGGCGCCGGTAGTGGCTTCTGTGCCGCTGCGGTCGACCGGAGGGGTGCGGTTCGCATCGGGACGCGGCGCGCGCGTCGGGTTCGGATCGGCCTGCGGGTCGTTGGTGGCCTTGGTGTTCGGGTCCGCCATGCTGTTTCTCCTGCGATAAAGAGCGAGGTCGCCGAGGGGGCGGACGACCTCGCCAGTCAGGGAGTACGACAAACAGGAGGGCCCCGGTGAGGCCTCCTGGACGCTGGCGAATGTCAGGGAGAGCCGGGCGGGCTACAACGCACCGTCAGGCGCCGGCGAACACGTCGAAGTCGACGCCCTGCGCCACCGCATCGCGCCGCGGCGCCGCAACACCCGAACCGAGATTCACCGCGCGCGCGTGGCGCTTCATCATCAGCACCATGCGCGTGGCCGACATCAGGTCGTCCTTGAGCTTCACGATCTGGCCGTCCTTGCGGTGGTAGAACCGGCGCTCCTCGAGCCAATCGCTCAGATGCGCCGCGACCTTCAGCCGGCCCGTCTTCTCGCGGTCGTCCCAGTCGAAAATGCCCGCCTCGGTCGACACCGACCCGTCCGGCCAGGTCGCGTGCTCCGGCAGCATGAGCAGGCCCTGCTTCTTGTAGGGCACCATCAGCGGCTCGCCCGACCCGTGCTCGCGGTCGGCGCCGTCCCGCGGCCACGCCACCGGAACCGCCGCCGCCACAGGCTTCATCGCGGCCGCATGGATGATCGGAATGGCGTCCGCCATCCTGATCGTGTGGTGGATGTGGATCACGTCGTTGTCGACGTCCCACAGCCCCAGGACCGCCGCGAAGGGATGCCCGATGCCGAAGTCGATGCCCCATATTTTCCGCCAATACAGCGGGATGTGCTCGAGCGGCGCCTCGATGATCGAAGCCTCGGGCGTGATGAAGATGCGGCCCGACCCCAGGATCGGCACGCCGCGGGCGCGCGCCTCGCGCTCATGCGGCAGGTAGCCCGCGATGATCTTCGCCCGCTCCTCCGGCGGAATGTGCTTGGCGTCGTCGATCGTCATCGACACCACGCCGCGGTCGGGCGATGGCTCGTCCAGAAACCGCAGCACCACCGACGAGCGACCCTTCAGCGGGGTGAAGGTCATGTAGGCCATGCCGCCCGTCGCCACCGTGCGCGTCAGGCCTTCCGAATAGACGTCCTCCGGCGGCTCCTCGTCGCACCACAGCCAGTCGAGCGACTCGCCCTGGAACTTGGTCCGGCCCTGCTCGTAGCTCTTGAACCGGCCGATCGACACGCCGCCGGACTTGTGCCGCACCTGAATCGTGTCGTAGGCGTCGGTCACGCCGCGCGCCAGCGACGGCTTATCCACAAACGCATCCTTCGGGATCATCCCGGTGCCGAACGCCTCCTCGACGCCCGGCTCGCCGCACAGCTTCTTCTGCTGAATGTCGCGCACTGCGGTCGACGTCTCGCCGGCGATCCAGCCCTTGGTCGGCCGGTCCCAGCGCCGCCCCTTCCACCAGGCGGGATACTCGCCGGTCAGATGCAGCGCGGCCTCGAAGCCGCCGGCGTGCGTCTTGCCGTTCTGGTTGCCCGCGATCAGCAGCCGCTCGCGCTTCGTCGCGCCGAGATCGAAAAATTCCTTCTGCCGCGGATACGGCTCAAAAAAACGGATCTGCCCGCCGTAGCGCTTGATGTGGACCGCAGCCTCGAGGGTTTCGACGAGCTCGCGCAGGCGCTCAGGGCTGGGCTCGGTCATCTACCGGCGTCCATGAGTGGGCGTAGTTCACGGCCCCAGGCCGCATATCGAAGTTGCCGGCCGCGCAGGCGAACCGCGCTTTCTCGGTCAGCGGCACATCCCATCGGAGGCCCAAGATGCGATCGCGCCATATTGCGGACCACGACCGCGGCATCTCGAACGTGACTTCGTCTCCCGGTTCGTAGGCGATTGCCGGCGTCCAGTCGGTCATGACTTCTCCTCCACCACCTCGCCCTCGATCAGCTTCATCGGCTCGGCCGGCATCGCGTTCACCCCCAGCAGCGCGGCCGGATCCATACCCAGCGCGCCGGCCAGATCCTTGATCCGAGCCACCATCGCCTGCCCAGTCCCGTCCGTGTGGTTCACGTTCACATGATGCTCGGTCGTCTCATGGAACCCAGTCCGGTTCAACAATGCCACGCCAGCCTTGAAATGGTTCTTATCCTTCGGGTTCGCCGCCGCCCGCATCACCACCGCCAGCCCCAGCAGCGGCCCGCGCCCGTTCAGCGCCGTCCGCGCCACCTCCTGCACCGCAGCCTCAATCCGCGGATCGTGCGACAGGTAATGCGCCTTCACCTTCGCCCCGCCGCTCGCGTCGCTGTACCCCGCAGCCCGCGCCCACTTCGTCGGGTTCCCGAACGGATCCGCCAGCATCGCCAGCACATACCGCTGCTGCTTCTCAGTCAGAGCCCGCATCGCAGGCCCGCGAAATTCAATCTCGTCGCTCATATAACCCGGTTACTGTGCTCAGAACGCCACAACAACGCACCACACCCACCCTGTAATTTCTGACAGGTCGACCACCCAAATTTTCAGAAAAGCCGCGCGAAAGATGGGAGGGAGGTAAATCG